GCCAGAATGGCTCTACCGTCATCGACCCCGACAAGAGTTCCTACACATACCATGTGTAAAACTTGACTCGGATAGAGACTTCCACAAAACCCAACGCCGATGGTATTCTGTTCAACTCAGTTGGACGATCACCAGGCTTCCAGTCTTATTCAGATTGGATGCGCGGAAGTGGTAATGATGATAAAGATCATCCTTGGATTTCTAATGCTCTGTTCGGTTCTTGAATGCTACCGAACACTGTCGGCGGGCTTAGCAGGCCACGGCAGTTAAAAAGGGTGTGAAACTTCCAAGAGAATACATTACATTATCTAAAGCTACAAACAATTTAATAAAATTATTAAAAGGTTTGGTTTCTCAATTAAGAGAAACTATAAACTTTAGTAATGCAAATGCATTCGCAACAACCGTTCTATGGTTCTTAGTTATTTTCTTAATTTTAGGAGCATGGAGTGGGTATTGGTTGTTTAGAATAATCAAATATTCTATTAACAACAATGCGGGATTTACATCCCCTCGTCCAGCACAAAGTGCTGAAAGAGCCAACTTCACGTTCTTGAAATATAAAGAAATTTCTAGAATCAGAAGAATGATTGTAGCGCTTTTCGGTCTTACGGAGGCAGAATCTAAACATCTGTTTAAGTTATTTAGTGAACTTGAAAGAATCTGAAGAAATTCAGGTAAAATCATGTTTACAAAATACTTTGCAGAGGTGTATAGACTATGCCTAGCCTTCTTATCTGGTGAAACTACTAGAGATCATAATATATGGGTGAAAATAACCAGAAATGGTCTTCCTCTAATTTTACCGATATTCTTTAGAGAAGCACTTATTCAGGCACAAATGTGCCCGGGTAGTGTTAATCTTAGAATAATAAGATGTCTTTTCACTTCACTTTGTACTATTAGGGCAACTAGTGGTCATCATACACCTAAATTTTCATCCATTACGGATGGTCATAAAGGTATTATGAAAACACTACCAGTTGGATCAATCAAAAGAGCTTTAAAAGTTCTTGGGATTAATCGACCTATTAGACTTAGAAAGTGGAAATTCATTCTTCCGGAAAAATCTGGAGTGAATGCCAATTCTGTTATCTTCTCGATATTCCTTGATACGGTAGCTTACTGGTATAATCCAAGCAAAATTCTTCATTTTGTAAGGTTTAGTTGGCATCTTGGGTTCAGATCATTAACATCAGTATTTATTCTATTATTAATAGTAGCCTTCCCTTGGTTTATTGTTTACTTTGTATTTCAACGATTTACATCGTTTAAATATCTTAGAAAACTTTACCTTGGTAGACTTGCTATTGTAGCAGAACCTAGACAAAAGTCTAGAGTTATTGGTATTAGTGATTACTGGTCTCAAGTCCTTCTTAAACCTTTACATGAAGAATTGGCCTCTAGATTATCTATGATCCCAGAAGATGGAACTTTCAATCAAGGTGCTCCTATAGATCTTATGAAAAAGGGTAGAGAGAATCTAGTTAAACTAGGTAATCCTAACCTTATTCATCCATTGTATTCATTAGACCTTAGTGCCGCTACGGATAGACTACCTGTTGATTTACAGGCGGATATCCTAACAGCCTTAGGTATTAATGGATTATGGTGGAAAGATCTAGTAACGAGACCTTATTGGAATTCGCATACTAATGAGGAAATTAGATATTCTGTTGGTCAGGCTATGGGTATATACTCAAGCTTTACCATGTTAGGTTTATCTAACCATGTTATTATGATTGCCGCCATGAATAATGTTCATGCTACATACTTGGCCGGAACAGGGCAATACGGAATCCTTGGGGATGATGCTGCTTCAGCATTATCACAGGTCGCCAATGAGTATTCAAGAATACTTCAGCAATTAGGTGTAGAAGTGAACCCTATTAAAGGGTTCACAGGATCTATTATTGAATTTGCTAAAAGACTTTTCTTCTTTACTGGTGAAACTCTATTAGAAGTTTCTCCTATAGGGATGAAAGCTATAGCTCAAACAATAAGAAATCCTCTCTATCTATCATCAGTTTTAGCTGATATGGATAAGAAATCTTACCTTTTTGATGACGTATTGTCAATGTGTATAAAAGTATACATAAGGATGTTTAATAAAAGACTTCCTCAAGTATACAAGTACACTTTGGCACTACTCGGTCCACAAGGTGGTCTGTGGCGAATCGGATCCATGTCCTCTTCTACTTCATACGAAGTAATAAGAGGTCAATGAGAAAGATTAATCACAGAAATCTTGAGGTTAGAGATCTCTGACTATAGTAAGATGCAAAACAAATTACTAAAAGAGAGAGCTCTAGGACCTATTTCACTTTCACGTGAAATTAAGGTATTCTGGACAACACTTTGTTCTTTATCGGTTCCATTGTTATGGAGCAGAAAAGAATTTAGTAAATTGCCTAAATACGCTCAAGCAGTGTTGGTAGCATTGACACTACATGGTGCGCTAATCATAGGTTTCCCGATATTGATCGCGAAGTTTATTAGGAAGTTCACTAAACTCCTTGTTATTGAGATTGTTAAAATGATCAAAAGAGACAAGGACATTTCGATCTTCACACTACTTTATTTCCCTGAGTTCAATGGTTCAGCTAAATCAATTAATTGGTTTAGTCTGATTCAAAGAATTTTCTCTGCACATCTTTCTGATATTGACCATTGGTCATTACAGGAAGAATTGTTTAGAGTTCTTGGGGAACATAAAATTGAGTGGTCAGATCAGATTGTCTTTTCTCTTTTTGTTCAACACTTGGAGACTCCCATTAATCTTATGACTAAGAAGCAATCAGTTGTTGGTGTAATTGATCAAATCCCTGCAGTAAAAACTGCTGAGAGAATCATGTTACACTCACCATACTGGTCTTCTGAAATCAATAAGGTCAATAGAGCTCGAAGAGTACAAAAACAAAACAGGAGAGCTAAGTTTACTTCAAAGTAAATCCGTAATCAACTCTGATAATTTAAAGCTCTGTCCTTTCTTAATGTACCTCTATATGAGGTGAAAGGAAGTAACCTCAAACCTATCAGATTTGGGAAGGTCCTACAATGTAGCACAGGGGACTACGAAATCTCCTCCCAGGACTGACAATATGTTGCTCCTGTAGGAAACTTGATAATCATTTGATTATACGTCTTTTTTCTTAGACGTTAAAACAAAGATTAAAAAGATCCCGAAGCTTGTTTTCCTTTGGGTGTATTTCCTCTCAATCTTCATGTGTCAAAACATTAGAAAGAGTGAAAATCACCAAAAGGTTACCAGGTAATGACCCAGTATATAACACATATTGGTAGTTAGCCTGAGGATTCAATTCCGAGTAACCCCC